GGGCAGATCGTTTCTGTCCGGCCCGCTGTCAACGGCGGCGGGCGAATCTCCCTCAGAGCCTGCTGCATTGGAAAATGATTTTCAACGGCTGGCCCCCGCAAGCCAATGAAGGCGCGGCAGGCTCTGAATCTTACTCCTGCGAACAGTCACCAAGGGTTCGGCATTCTTAGCAGTCATGCCGAGACTGTTCGCAGGTTTTTCTATCAATGAAAGGACTTCAAATGCTAGTGCTTCGAAGATCAGTCAGCGAAGAGATCATCATCACGGTCGGCGAAGAGGTGATCGTCATCAAGCTGGTCGACACTATCGGAACGAACCACGCACGGCTCGGTTTTACAGCATCAAAGAACGTGCGGATTGATCGCAAAGAGATTTACGACGCGATTCAGGAAACAGGCTTCAATCCAGAGGCTTTTCCAATCGCTCCGCTCGTGCCAGTGATTCGAATCGGTGAGCGACTTCCAGGCGAACTGATGCGGAGAAAAGTGTAATGACACGACGCAAGAAAGCCGGGAAGAAATCAAACAGGCTACACGCTCCAACAGGCCACAAGCCAATGACCAGAGATCCATCATTGGAGGAAATTTGGGGCACCGAAACAACGATCGGGATGGCGGAAATGATTCGCATGGAACGGCCAGATCATCCGGAGAACAAAGGCTTGTATCGGCCTTCACAGATTCGTGAGTGTTCGACTCGGATGCTGCCGGGCGGCAGGGGCGTATTGAGGGGGCGGGGATGAGCCGCAAAGCGAAGACAGACAGAGTCCCTCGAACTCGCGCCGGGGGTGAGTGGACCGAAGCGGCCTTCTGGGGGTTCATCCGCTCGGGACTTCGTCAGTTATCACGTCGCTGGCCTCCGTTAGTGAGGCACGCACTGAATGTTGTGAAGCGTAAAAGCCAGAGCGACAACAAGCGACTGAAGTGGGAATTTCAATGCCAGCGTTGCGACCAATGGTTTGCACGCAAAGAAGTTGAAGTCGATCACATCGAGCCATGTGGCTCACTGAAATCATTTGCCGATCTGAGCGTGTTTGCCGATCGGCTGTTTTGCGAATCGGATGGTTTGAGAGTGTTGTGTTCTGAGTGTCATTTAGAGCGGAGAAAAGAGCAGTGAAGATCTTGAAAGGTAAACAGGGCGGACCACGTCGCGTCCTGTTTCATGGGACGAACTTTATCGGAAAGACAACGTTTGCTTCGCAGGCGTTTGGCGGGGCGTTGCTGGCGAATCTCGAAGACGATCGAGACGTTGATATGGACAAGACGCCCCCGATTCGAACGTGGGATGAGTGGCAGGAATTCTGGTTGCATTGCGACACAGCGGCCGCAAAAGGTGAGTTTCCTTATCGCTGGATTGCCATCGACACAATCGACGCTTTGCAGCGGATCATCGAAAAACAAATCTGCAAAGAGAAGAACGTTGAATCGATGGCCGACGACAAGTTTTCGTACGGCAAGGGCAACAAGTTCATTGAAGCCATGTGGGACAAGATCAAGTTCCAGCTGGACTGGCTGCACACGGAACGCGGGCTGGGCATCATCCTGTTGGCACACAGCGAAGCCGTAAAGATTACGCCGCCAGATGCGCCATCGTACGAACGCTGGGAGCCGTCCGTTTGTGAGTTCGCTCGTGATCTCCTTTGCGATTGGTGCCAGGAAGTTTTCTTCGGATCGTTCCGAACTTACGCAGTCAAAGAAGACACCGGATTCAACCGCACTCGAAACATCGCGGCGGGTGGCAGCGAGCGTTTCGTTAGGACGCAGCCAACGGCGGGAGTCCGTGCGAAGAACCGTTTGAGCATGCCGGAAGAAATGGTTGAGTTTTCGTTCGAGAAGTATGCAGAGTTTTTTGTTCCTACTGAAGTTTTGAAAGGTAATTGAGATGGCTGATTTAGGTGGATATGACGCATCGCAAGTGAAGGACAGCGAGTTTGAGGCTTTGCCTGCGGGCGAGTATCGGGCTGTCATGACCGAGAGCGAACGCAAGAAAACAAAAGACGGAGCGAGCGAGTTGTTGCAGGTCAAACTGCAGATCGTCGACGGGCCGTTTAAGAATCGAACCGTGATCGATCGGTTTAACCTTTGGAACAAGAATCCAGAGGCAACGACGATTGCTCAGCAGCAGTTCAAAAAGGTTTGCGAGGCACTGAACATTCCGAAGCCTCCGGACTCTTCAGCCCTGCACATGAAGCCGCTGATGATCAAGCTGGCCGTGAAGGAATACAACGGCAGCAACCAGAACGAAGTGAAGGGTTACAAAGCGTGCCTTCCCGCGTCGTCTTCTGCTCCTGCGGAAAAGACAGCAACCGCTGGCAAGCCTGCTGGCTGGTAGTCTCAACAACATAGGCGCGGGGCAACCTCCGCGCCTTTTTCGTCGACGGAGGGAATGCAGATGGGCAGAACAACGATTGACCACAGCGGAATTTACGAACAGGAGGAACAAGTGCAAACACAAGAACTCACGATGACAGACAGGGCCGTTCAGGAGCTGTCGACATTCAACGCAATGATTGAACAGGTTTTGCCCTATGGTCTTTTGACCGTGGCAGAGGCCGGAATCGGACAGGTTGAAGAGGCTCACAAGTTCGTCAAGAAACTAAACGCGAACATCGAGAAGAAGCGAAAAGAACTCAAGGCCGATGCTTTGGAATACGGGCGGACGGTCGACAGCATCGCGAAACAGTTGACCGAAAAAGTCGACGGAGTCGAAGCAAAATTGAAGGCCGAACGCGACGCCTTTGACGCTGTCGAGAAAGCTGAGAAGGCCGCAAAGGAAGCGGAGAAAGTCGCGAAGAAACAAAGCCGTATCAATGACATTGTGGCCAATGGCATCGCCATTGATTGGGTCGCCGTAGAGCTTCCGGACGACGAATGGATGTGGTGGTTTTCAAAGGCGAAGAAAGCCGCTGCGGAGCAGGCTGCTGTCATTGCTGAAGAAAAACGCATTGCTGAAGAGTTCGAGGCGAAGCAACGCAAGGAACGCGAAGAACTGGCCGCGAAGATGGCCGAAGAGTCGAAGCGACAGGCCGAAGAACTCCGCATCCGGGCCGGAGAAATGGAGAAGCAGAGATTGGCCGACGAAGCCGCCTTGGCCGAACAACGCAAGGCGATGGAATTAGAACGCGAAGAACTCCGCAAACAGCAGGCGGAAGCTACACGACTTGAGTCGATCCGCCGCAAGCGAATTCAGGACGAAGAAGAGGCCGAGAATCTGCGGAAATGGAATGAGGAACAGGCTGCCATTGCAGCCGAAAAGCTCGCTCGCCTGGAAGCCCTGAAGCCGGAGATTGAGAAGGCTCAAGGCTTCGCCGAGTGCATGATCACGGACGCTCAAGATTCTCTGGTTCGCCTGGGGAATCCTGAGTGGGGGAGTGATGCGATGCACGCAATCAGGAACTGCGGTGCAACCATCATTTCCTTGGTGCAATGTCGATGATCGACGCTTACGAAAAACAGACTGGCGACGGCAATTGGCTGCGCCAGTCTCTTCAAATCTTTCAGGAGTCAATTGAACGTGTTCAGCGAACTAAAAGCCAGATGGATGAAGAAGACCGGGGAGCCAATGCCGGAAGAGATCTTGCGGCTAGGGCTCAAAAAGATCTGCAAAGCCGTGTTGCTGGTTGAGGAAGGTGTCACGGTTGTGGTGCCGAAGGAACTGACGCAAGTCGTCAGCGATGGCGTTGATTCAATCACTGAGTGGGATTCGCATAAGGAGTTTTGAATGCTCGCCCCTCGATGGTATCAGTCACAAGCCAACGAAGCCGTTTGGAAGTATCTCAATGAGAAGTCCGGCAACTGCGTTGCTGTTCTTCCCACCGGAGCCGGAAAGAGCCTCCTGATTGCACTGCTGATTCAGCAGGCTTTGGAGTTCGGCGGGCGTGTTGTCGTGTTGGCTCACCGAAAAGAGTTGCTTCAGCAAAACGCCGACGAGATCAGGGGATTGATTCCGGGCGTCGATGTCGGGATCTATTCAGCGGGCCTGAAGTCAAGAGAGATCCATAACGCGGTGGTTGTCGCTGGCATTCAGTCCGTGTTCCGCAAGGCTGAAGATCTTGGCAGGCGGCATCTTGTGATTGTTGACGAGGCTCACCTCATTAGCGATCTCGAAGAGTCGATGTATGGTCAGTTCCTTACGGCCATGAAGGCCAATGAGGGGCTTCGCATTGTGGGCCTGACCGCGACGCCGTTCAGAACCGGGGCCGGTCCAATCTGCGGACCTGACAGGCAGTTCCAGCGGATTGTTTTTGAGGCGAAGACGGCTCAACTGATTGCCGAGGGCTTTCTTTGTCCGATCACAAACAAGCCATCGGACCTGAAGATCGACACTGACAAGGTCGGACTTCGCGGTGGCGAGTTTGTTGAATCAGAAATGCAGGCGGCATTCGATGTCGACGAAAAGGTTCAGGCCGCTTGTGCGGAGATCATCGAGAAGACACAGGGCAGGCACAGCGTGTTGGTGTTCGCGTCTGGTGTTCATCATGCGGAGCAGATCGCTGAGTTGCTTCCTGACTCTGCTGTCGTCACTGGCGAGACGCTGCCAATCGAACGAGCCGAAACCCTGCGGAGATTCGTGGCGGGTGAGCTTCGCTTTCTCGTCAATGTCGATGTCTTGACCACTGGCTTCAATGCTCGGTGCGTCGATGCCATTGCTATTCTCCGAGCGACGATGTCGCCAGGGCTTTTCTGTCAAATGGTTGGGCGGGGGTTAAGGCTGCATGACAGCAAAGCCAACTGCCTGCTCTTAGACTTCGGCGGGAACATCGCTCGGCATGGCTCAATCGATGACGAGAACTTTGGGCGGTCGGAAGGAAAAGGGCGAGCGGGGGTTGCTGCCGAAAACGGACGCGGGAAGAAATGCCCGTCGTGCGAGCTGGATGTGTCGCCGTCAACGGTCGTCTGCCCTGAGTGCAATTTCATTTTTCCTCGTGAGCGGGAGTTGAAGCACGACACGACAGCGGATGAGAGCAGCCAGTTGACAGGCTCAATGCCTCCCGAGGAATGGCAAGTCAAAGACGTTGTCGTTCGGGTCCATACAAAGAAAGACGATGCCGAAGCTCCGCAGACAGTTCGCGTTGACTACGTTTGCACCAAAGAGGGCGAATCCGGAAACCTCGCAACGATCACCATCGCTGAGTGGACCTGCCCAGGGCATCAAGGGTTCGCACGCTCAAAGTTCTTGGCATGGTGGGACGCTCGCTCGCTCTGCGATCCACCGGACAGTGCAACGGACGCGGTCGCCCTGATCAACATGGGCGTCTGCCGGAGGCCGGTCAGGATCACGACGAAGAAGGATGGGCGCTGGCATCGCATCACGGAGTGTTTTTTTGAGAGTGAGAAGCCGACGGAGTTGGCCGCGACGCCAGAGAGTGGGAAAGTGTTTTCAGGGATTGAGGACGATTGTCCGTTCTAAGGTTTTCAGAAATGTTTGAGCGGATTCCCGAAGAACTTCGAGTCGTCCACCAGTGGCATTGCTGGAAGAATGTTGACGGAACGAAGATACCAATTCAGGTCGATGGGTCATCTGCCAAGAGCAACGATCCGTCGACGTGGACCGACTTTGAAACGGCTTTAGATGCTGCTCAATTTCATTCCGGCCTGGCGTTTGAAATCACATCGCCGTGGACTGGGATTGATCTTGATGACTGCATTGATGACAACGGAATCAAGCCGTGGTGCCTCGAGATCTTGTGCCGATTCGACGGGGTTGGGTTTGCGGAAGTCTCGCCGTCCGGGAATGGAATCAAGATCCTGACACGAGGCCGAAAGCCAGAGGGTTCCAGATGCTCGCACAAGCTGACGGAAGGCGGCGTTGAGTGTTACGACAATCGACGATTCTGGACCATCACTGGTGATCTCTACAACGGGCAGGATGAGATCGGCGATGGACAGCAGGCCGTTGATTGGCTCTGCGAAAAATTCCTTTCGAGAGAAAAGAAAACCGAACAGCCAGTTCTTCCGGCGATGCCACCTACAAAAACCGGTTCGCTTGAAAGTCGCGTTGAATCTTACCTGCAGTCGGTCCCACAAGCTGGTGAAGGCCAACGTAATCAATCGGCGTTTCAGTTGGCTGGGCATCTTCGGAGCTTCGACCATGATGGGCACAGACTCACTGATGATCAGGTTTTGGATTATTGCCGGGGCTGGAACGCGAAGAACGCGAAGCCATTGCCCGACGAAGAGCTGAAAGCGGCAATCAGCTCCAGTGGTCGGAACGGAACGGCGCGAGAAACAAAACCGAATAGACCATTGGAGGAATTCCGGTCATCGGTGGATCTGTCCGGAATCCTCGGGCCGGAACGGTCAGACGACTTCGACGATGAGCAGTTCTGCGTTGACGCGGTCCCTGAATCCGGATTGCTCCGGGAGATCTTCGACTACTACTGCCAAACATCCCACCGAACATCGCCAGTCATGGGGCTGGCCGTTGCGGTCAGTCTTTGCGAAACGATTTTCGGGCGTCGGATTGCCAGCCACACAGACATGCGAACCAATGATTACAACATCATTATGGCCCCGACAGCGAGCGGGAAAGAAGCTTGCGAAACGACAATCACAAAGATCCTGCAGGCGGCTGGAAGCGTTCCTATGCTGCCTCCCGATGTCCAGAGCGGCAACGGGCTGATTAAGGCAATCAGTTCCATTCCGTGCGGGATCTGGTGTTGTGATGAGTTCGGCAAAATGCTCGAAGCCATCATTGATAAGAAGTCAAACAACGGTCACGCGAAGCAGATCGGAACGCATCTGCTGAAGCTTTACTCAAAGTCTTCAGGAGTTTACGGAGGGGCCGCGCATGCTGACGGAATCCGCAATCAGGTCGATCAGCCGCATCTGGTTTTGCTGGGACTGACAACGGGCCAGATGTTTGAAACGATCGACAGCCGTCAGGTTCAGGACGGGCTTTTCGGGCGGCTGGCATTCTGGCCGGTTCAGAATCGGCCAAAGCGAAAAACAGCCAGAGCGATTCCGGTTCCGGATCGGCTGGCGGAAATCGTTCGGCAGTGGATGCAGTGGGAGCCAGTGAGCGGCAATCTTGGGATTCCTGCCCCGGTCATTGTTGAGATGACCGGCGAAGCCGTCAGCCGCTGGGATCATCACGCAGACGCGATCGACGAACGAATGGAGCATGAGAGTGAGTCACGCGCCGCGATCTGGGGGCGAGTTGCGGCCAGGGCGATGAAACTGGCGATGGTCCACAGGGCGGCCCGGATTAATGATAACCCCGGAACAGTTGACTGGCTGTTCCTGCACATTGAAATGCAGGATGTCGACTGGGGTATCCGAGTCGCCAACTGGTTGGCTCGTGTCGCCTGCGCCCTGATTCGCGAAAACGTTGTTGACACCCAGGCGAATAGGGCAAGGCATGTTTTGGAAACTGCTGTCCTGAAGCTGGGTTCAGTGTCGCGGTCTGACTTGCTCAGGGAGTTCAGGTCAATCAGCGGATCAGAGTTTACTGCGGCTTCAGAATCACTTTCCTCTGAGGGCCGAATCCAGATTACACAGGAGCTAACGTCGGGCAGATCTCGCATTGTTTACGCGAGGCCAGAAGCTCAAATTTTATAGTGTACAAGTCGTTTTGGGAAAGAAGGGGTCGTTTACCCTTCTTTCCCGGAGTGGTGTGTAGACATGTCGGAACAATCCGACACATCAGCGCGGGAAAGAAGGGGAAAGAAGGGGCTTCTTTCCCGGTTGGATTGGGAAAGAAGATCGAGAGAAAAAACCAATAAGAATACTATAAAAATAAAAAAAACACTAAGTAACTTTATCTTCTTTCCCTTCTTTCCAGTGGCGGGGGTGACTCCTTGGTTTTCTTAGTGCCTTCCTGGTCTTTCTGTTTTGGGTCGGGAAAGAAGGAAAGAAGGGTCGGCGGCAAGTGTACAGAGGACAATTCCACCGACTCGACATTCCGTATGCAATAAGTGTTGACGCGATCAATTCGCCCGCTATAAAACGTATACGGAAAGTGAAACAAATGGCCAAAGGCAGACCGAAAAAGAAGAAGTCAGAAGTGCTTGTCGTTCTCAATGTCCGAGTTCCGCAGGACGTGAAAAAAATCTGCGTGAAGTGGGGCAAGGACAAGGGCAAGAGGATTGCGGCTGCGATTAGGGCGGAGAAAGAGAAGAACGGTTGACTAGCGGAGTGGAACATTCGCTGTTCATAAAAACATTGGGGAAACACAAATGAGTGAAGTGCCAGAACACTTAGTGTTGGATGTCGAGCGAGCGTCCAGACACGATCTTGAGGGAAGGCTTCCAGTTGTCTTCTGCGGGAAGTCTATTACCGAGTGGTATTCACTCTACTGCCGGTCTGTACTGCGGCTGGCGGAGTCTGATCGGCTTTTGCGGCGAGCCTACGACGGGATGCTTAAAGAGCACTGGGCCGAAGGAGAGTCGGAGTCTGAGGTTTTGGACGCAATTCTGAGTCACTTGGAAAACAATCGCGTCCAGAAGAAGTAAACGCGGTAATTGCATCCGCTGTTGTTTTCATTTCTGAAATAATCCCGAATTGTTGTATTGACAACAAAGAATCACCCGATAACATTGTGTCGGGCGAGAGAAATACAAAACACGGGAGTGAAAAGATGAAAACAAGAACTTGCAAACGATGTAACGGAAGCGGATTTCGAAGCACTCCAGTTCTTCACCTTGGCGTTCCGGGATTGTGCTACGGATGCAATGGCAGCGGTGTTCAAAAGTGGGTTGAAGCTGTTGTGATCACAGCAGAACGGCAGCGATTAATTGACCGACACATCATTGAACTCAATCAGGTCATCGCTGATTGCGAAGCAGGATACGCTCAGGGAACAATTCGCGAACGGCAGTACACGCAGTGGACGACCGAGAAAAAAACACAGCTTGCAACAATGGCGACAACGGCTGAACCAGCAACAAAAGGCGAATGGCGAGCAGCAGCACGACAGACAGAGAAAGCGGGGGTGTGAGATGGTTGGTGCAACGGTGAGACTGGAGCGAAGAGGCGGGCAGACGGTCGAGGTCCGCAATAACTCAGCAGACGACTATCGCCTAAATCAGATGAAAGCACGCGGGTTCATGCCATCTGGAGAATTGTGCTGCCGTCTTGGGATTCCGCTGATCGGAAGTGAAACGACAGAACTGAAAATTGTTGGTGTGGTTGCGTCATGACAAGTTATCAGTTCAACACGAAAGACACAGACTGTGAGTGTCACGTCGTGATTACATCGCCGCGCGGATTTACTCACCGTAAGCGATTCCGCACGGGATACGCGGATGCTCGACTGTCGGCCCGTTCGTGGATCGCGTCACAGATTCAGGATATTGAGACGGAAAGCAGCATCAGCGGCAGGCCATGCCCTGACGTATTCGTCGACGGAGTGCAGGTAGTGTCGAGCAATCCGCCAACAATCAGCGAACTGGTTGACGTGCTAAAGCGGATCACACAGCAGGTTAATGAGCGTGGCCCGGATTCAGGCGAGTTGTTTGAGGCTTCCTGCGATGCCGAAGAACTGGTGCAGCGATACGAGCGGAGTCTACGTGGAAAGTTTCTCCCGAAAGCGGACAATGTGTGAGCACAAAGACCTGAGTTTGGCAACATCGTCAGACTGGGAGACGGTTTGTGCAGCTTGTGGAGAAATCATTGACATGGGTAAACGACGAGGACGCCCCGCAACGGAACGAGGTCCATATAACCCGAATCCAGCTCGTCAGTTTGGGAGGATCTCAGACGAAGATTGGAGCGAGCTGAAAGAGGCTGCTGATGCGGCTGGCCAGTCAATGGTGGAATGGGCGTTGCAGACATTGCTGAAGAAGGCTCGGCGGGAAGCCAAGAAGGCTCAAAAGTAACAGAGGAATTCCGTTCCGGTGGGCGAGGTGCAATCATGAATGTTTATGAGTTTCGCGGAGAAGGTTTAGCACTTGGGTCCGTAGTGGCGGTCATTGCAAAAACACTTATTGATGCAACCGTTGTGGCTGAGTCATGGGCAGCGGAAAACGGCGTAAAGCCAGAGTCACTGCGATACGCTGGGGCAAAACTGATTACTGTTCCGATGGTGGCATTTGGCTGGAATGGTGATTACTGAGATCAACAGCGGATGTCGATGTCCGATCTTGATTCGTGGCAGAGTGGTGAATGCTGAAAGTCGCGGAGCGGCAAACCGGAGAAGCTGGCCCTATATGGTCGCCAGTGTGGCCGGGCATCGTGGGTCCGAATCCCACCGAATCAAATGAACAGCGGTGTGTGGTGTTCGATAGTGAACTGGGAGTGTGGCGGAATTGGCAGACGCGGCTGTACCGAGGCTCGGGGTGCAGGAGACGCGAAACTCTTTCCGAGTACAGTATGGTTTCGCAAAACACGATCGTGCGTGTTAAGCGAGTGCAGGTTCGAAGCCTGCCTCTCCCATTTGAGCAGAGCAATGTTGGTCCGGTAGGCGCTGGGAGTTTGAAATGAGCACTGCGAAAAACACAGAACAGCCACTAGCCTGGACGGACAGTTCGCATTGGGTGGAAACATGCTGGGAGGCATTTAAGCGGGGCAAGGTC